CGCTCCTTGATGGGCATGTCGGCCGGGAGCGTTGCATCCAGCTCTCGTATGCGATGAACCGCTATGTCGTACCATGTCGTCATCACGCCGCCTCGATGGTTGGTGAAGGGGTTGGGTTAGGGAGCGTGCCGGCCGTGGTTAGGATGATAACCAAGCGCGATTTCTGCCGCTTTCCTCGCGGCGATGGCGTCGTTCTTGTCATCGAAGCGTCCGAGACGAACGCTATTCCTTTTGCCCGCAACTCGACCGGTGCTGATCTCAGCAACCCACTTCTTTTCTTTGGAATACCAACTGACGCCCATCACCCCAGACTTGTTGTTCTTGGGCAGCGTCATGTTTTTTTGGTTCTCGCCCCTGGTTACGTCTCGGAGGTTCGCAAGACGGTTATCGCTGCGCTTCCCGTTTATGTGGTCGATAAAGAAGCGCGGGTATTCGCCATAGGCGATCGCCCATATAACCCTGTGCGCTAAATACTTTCTCCCATTGTAGAAAAGGTAGCGGTAACCCAAGCAAGGTGTGCCGGCCTCTTTCCCAGCGAACATGCTGTTCCAGCGCTTATCGCGCCGATCTTTCTCTTCGGCCCGCGGGCGCCAAAATAGCCTCCCAGTCCTTGGATTGTAGAACAGCAGTTCAGCCCAATCTTTCGCTGGAATTTCGTTCATCTTCCCCCTCCTTAAGCTCTGGAGCTATGCGATAGGCCCAGTGCCGAGACGACCGCAGTAACCACCGCGCGAATGAGATGCGTATTCTCGCCGCCAAGGAGAGCCGTGGCTCGTTCGATTGCATCGTCATTTTTGCGCATCTCCTCTCGTGCGAATTTCAAGCCGCTCACTGCCTCGACGCGGAACAGCTCTATTGGTTTGATGGAAATCTTCGGGTCGGCGTACCAAATGTCTTTGGTTCTGGTATAAGACCAGCCGAGATCACGCGCCGCCTTGCGTATGCGCGCCTGCACGCTGCCTACGCTCCGCGGCGCTATTTCATCCCTCAAAGTTTCCTGGCAGAAAAATTCAACGGTACTCATATTTTCTTTCTCCGACGCCTTTTCGGGCATTTCCGAAATCTCCTGTGTTTTTCTGTGGGTGTTGAAGGGAGCCACAGAGATGCAACACAGGCATTCAAGTGAAGAAAACGACGAGGCAGTCTCGCTGGCAGGCGTTTCCGCCTCGTCGTCGGCCCGCCGCTCTGGGCAAACCGCAGTTTTAGTATTCAGCCAGCGCCCCGCCGCCGCTCAACGCGCTGCTGAAGAAGCCATCTCGCCCGATTGGGAAGTTCCGCCTACGATCGGCGAGATGGCAGTTCGCTTAATCGCGGAGTGGTCACTACCGCGGATGAGGTTGCTAGGGTCGTCAGGGAGGGATGACGACCCTAGCGCCCGCTAGCCATCAATCAGGAGGGGTGAGAGGCTGCCGGGTTTGGAAAGGTCGCGATCGAGACGGATGGCGAGGAATTCTTCAATCTCGCCTTCGTTGTCGACGTTGGGAGTGGTTCGATCCAGATTGATCCGGATGAGCTGAACGAATGCCTGGACGGCGCAGAAGAATAGCGCGCCGAGGACAATGGCCAGGAACAGAGGCCCGAAGAACGTCACCATGATTGCACCTCTTGCTTTTCTTTGAGGATTTTTTGGAGTTCTGCGATATGAGCTGCGAGGGCTTCGGAGGACATGGACTGAGGGTCGTCAGCGCGACGGTTCCAGACCTGCGCTGCATCTTCGTCAGCTTCGTCTTGGCTGTCGTATTTGTACTCACTGTCTGGGCCATGAACCTCGCCGTCACACGCTCCGCACTGGACGTAGGAAATCCAGCCGTCGATGTCATGGCGCTGGAAGCTAAGTTCCTTGCCGCCGCAGAACGGACAGGGCTTCAATTGCTCGCTCATGCGGCACCTGTGAGGCGATCTTCGGTGAGCTTCGCGTACCCAGAGATATCCCGCCAATGGTCATCGAAATCAGGATTTCCAGCGAGGATGCGGCCGATCTTATGGGCGATCATTTCCAGCGTTTCCTTCTGGTGGTCAGCCATGCCAGACCAGTTCGGAGAGGAATGGATGATGCTCTTGAGCGATTGCGTGTAGCGGGCATGGTCGCGATACTCGCCGTGGGTAGATTTCCGCTCTGCCAACAGGAGCTCCATCGGTGCGAAAGTCGTTTCCACGATTTCCTTGTCGTCGCTCATGCCTTCGCCCTCTTGCGCTCACACAACCCTTCCACGCTCGCCTGCCAGGCGACCAAGGGCATGACCATAAAGATCGGCCAGAGAATAAAGATCAGCATGGGGTTACCTCGGGTGAATGGTGGGCTCAGTCTGCAACGCGTCTGGCGAGTTCGGCGTACGGATCGTACTCGCGGCCGAGACGGAATTCGTAGATGCCGGGCTCGAACGAAATCGTTTCGTGCGTGTCGTGGCCGCGCTCGTGCGTCAGCGCCGAAGCAGTGTCGAGAACGGCATATAGAACGCGCATTCCGGCTGGCGCCTTCATGCTTTCGAAGACGGTCTTGTTGTGCCGGTCCATGACGTGATGGTGGCCTGTTTCCGAATGGCCAATGATGAACTTGCCGGATTCAAGGGCCATCGGCTTGACATGAGCAGGAAGAGTTTCGATGCGACGAATGGTGATTTCGCCCTGAGCGGCGGAATTGATGAAAGACTTCATTTTGATGTTCCTCTTAGGTGCGAATTTCGGGTTTGGTGAATTCATGTGGCTGAAGCCCGACCATCCAGGCTTGAGCGGCGATAGCTGTTTTGATGTCAGGAGGGACGCCGATCGCGAACTCGCGACCTGTGCCGCACTGGACACGGCAGAATCGGGCCGGAACGTCGAGATCGGGAAGCCGAACCTCAACCAATGTCCCGATCAGCGGGTCGCCGTCTGCATCGATAACCTTGGCGTCGAGTTCGCGAAGGATTTTCGCCCATCCGACGATTTCGCAGGCAACACGGCGCTGCTCGATGTTTTCCCATGTCAGGGCAATTTTTGCCGTGATCGACGACTTGTCTTCAACCCACTCCTTCGGGATGCGTGTGCCGTGCCATGCGCAAATCGCGAACCCATCACGATATTCGAGCGCCGGCCCGTCTTCGCAGTGCAGGCGGTTTTCGTCGTCGCGCTTGAGGGTTTTTGGTCTGTCGGTGATGATGGCTGCGCCGTCGAAGAACCAAACCCATCCGCACGACTGAGCGATGTGAAGAAGTGGTTCTATCTTTTCCGTATTCGGAAGATTGGCAATGCGACGGAAGAAGGCCAACCACGACATGTATCCGGCTTCGTGCTGGCTCCAATATGCGGCCCCGACCTGATCCCCGACCTGAGCCCAGACCTGAGCCCAGACCTGATCCCCGACCTGATCCCTGACCTGAGCCCTGACCTGAGCCCCGACCTGAGCCCAGACCTGAGCCCAGACCTGATCCCCGACCTGATCCCTGACCTGATCCCCGACCTGAGCCCTGACCTGAGCCCCGACCTGAGCCCAGACCTGAGCCCTGACCTGATCCCCGACCTGAGCCCCGACCTGATCCCTGACCTGATCCCTGACCTGAGCCCTGACCTGAGCCCTGACGTTCTTGTCGAACTTCGTGTTCTTCAGGATCGCGGCGCCAAGGGCTCCCTCATGCGGGGAAGCGAGGCGAATGATGATCTTGGGAGGATCAAGGCCGGCGACAGTATAGGCGTCTCGCACGGCCTGTTCTGCTGTTTGCCAATCTGCCGGTTCGCAGGAGAGGCCGTGGCGCAGCCATTCGTCTCTGATGATCGGTATTTGGGCTTCCTGCTCTGGAGTGAGCCTTTCAATCTTCTTGATCATTTTCCCCTCGGGTGTGGTGGTTATGCCGCGGACTCCCCTGCCCCGAAGACGTCAGGACGAAGCTCATGGCGGGAAATACCGGTGATGCGCTCGACATCGAGAACGCGATCTGGAGGCACCTTTTTCCATTGGGAAACGGCCTGCGACGAGATCGGCTCCCCCGAAAGATCGGCAAGAGCCTTCGCAAGGGCGGCGGGGCCGCCGAAATCTTTTTTGAGCTTTTTGCAGATATCAACCATGAAAGCAATGAAAGCATATCTTTCACTTTGGCGCAAGCACTTCTTTCGGTGAAAGGGAAAATTTCCTGATGCATAATTTGTGCATGACAACATCACGCAAAATTGACACCGAACGGGGTCGTCGAATCCGCCACGTCCGATCAGACATCCTCGGGCTGCGCTCTCAGCAGCAGCTCGCCGATCTCCTCAGCAAAGAGGGGAAGGAAGTCACGCGCGGCGCGGTCGGCAATTGGGAGCTTGGAAAGGAAGTTGGACTGGAAAGCCTGATCGCGCTTTCCCGCCTTGCGGGTGTTCGTGTTGAGTGGCTCGCGTCGAATGACGGGGAGATGATGATCGGGCCATTGCCTGTTAACGATGAAACAAAATCGTTGGGGAATCATTCTCTTTTTGATCCACCTAACGCGATTATACGCGATAAGGTGGAAGGTCTGGGGCGCAAAATACCCGTCTATGGACAGGCGGTCGGCGGCGTGGACGGGGAATTTCTCATGAATGGCACAGTTCTTTACGAAGTAATGGCGCCGCCAGTGATTTCACACATTTCTGGCGCCTATGCCGTCGCCGTGTCAGGTTCGAGCATGGAACCGAGATACGAAGATGGCGAAATTTGCTTTGTCGACCCCAAAAGGCGGGTAAAAAAGGGCGATTACGTCATTGCGCAGATCCGCCAGGAGGAGCACGGCCCGCTCCTCGCTTATGTAAAACGGTTCATCCGCCAGAATAGCATCGAGCTTGTGCTGGAGCAGTTCAATCCAGCAAAGGAATTGCGCTTCGCCGGCAACACCGTTGTCTCGGTTCATTACATCGCACTCGCGGGGAACGCATGAAGGATAACCTGCTTGGCTTCGGCGTAGCGGCCTTTCTGGCGATCGGCCACTTTGTGTTCGGCTATTCAGCGCAGGATTGCTGGCTTGCCGGTCTCGCGCTGGCGGTGATCTATCTCGCTAACGAAAACCGGGACCTGAAGTACGAGATTTCACACCTTCGCATGCGTGTAGATCTCTTAGAAGGTAACTAAGCTATCTTCTAGGAAGTGTCTGGCAACGATTAGGCTCTAGGAAACGGACGCAATAATCCCTACGAACCGGAGTTAACCGATCCGCGGGATTTTGCATGAAGTCTGGCACTCGATTGAGTATCCGAGGTTTCCGTCATGCATCCCCGGTACGCCATATGACGGCGCATAGCCAGTCCGGTTCATAGCCCGTTTCTATAGCCTCTGGAAGGCTGATCACGCGCGGGGTTCGGACTCCCCTTGTGCTTGCGCGTCCCTTGGACCTGGTAGCCGGTCCACCGCACACACCCCCTGCCTCGCACATAAACCCAGATAGCCGGCCGTCAGGTGTCCCCTAAGCGTCTGGGCTCGTAGGAGGCTTGGCAAGCAGCGAATGTAATGGTATAACATCGCCACTGGTTTAGTCCGCCAAGACCTTCTACCAGTCACCGCCCCGACGCCGTCCAGCGTGCGGGGCTTTCTCATTTCTATACGCCGTGATTCGCTTGCTTGCAAGAAAAATGAAAGGGCTGCTTTCTTTTTGCTTGCACAGGTTCGAAAGATATGCTTTCATAATGACGCAGCAACCGATTGAGCCTCCCGGTGGGAAAGCAAGCGAAACGGTTCTGGTTTTTAGGCGAGGCGCGGATGGGACGAGAGTCAAACAAACGGAAATGCAGCGTGGAAGGGTGCCTCAGGCCGCATAGGGGTCTTGGCTTCTGCAATGCTCATTATTTGAGGCTCATTCGCAATGACAATGCTGCTATCGGGAATACCGAGCGCGGGGAGCCGCTGAACTGGCTTGATAGCGTTGTCACCACCTCAGAGCTGGAATGCATCTTTTGGCCATTCGCGAAAAAGCCGAGTGGCCAAGGCCGAGTCAAGTTCAGAGGCGCGACTTATTACCCTCATCGCCTCATGTGCGAGATAGCTTATGGCGAGCCGCCATCAGCGAAACATGTAGCCGCCCACTCCTGCGGGAACGGGCATCTGGCATGCGTAAACCCGCGACACCTACGCTGGGCAACGATGGCCGAGAATATCAGCGACAAGAAAATTCACCAAACGGTCAGAGGACCGGAAGCAGTCGCGCTGCTGGCTTAAGCCAACGCCGATCTGCTCCATCAACCGCAGAGAACCGCCCCGGCCTCTTCTGCAGCAACACGAGGCGACCCGATGACGAACGAAGAACTCCTCAACACGCTGTACGCCTAC